CAGAGTGCTTCCAGTGCATCATCATCTTCCAGTAGAGCACTGGGACGATCAAACTCAGACTTATCATAGTTCCAGTAACCATCCTTCTTCTGAAGTTTCAGTTTGAAATTAGCACCACCCCAGAAGTCAAAGGGGTTGATGGGAGTTTCATCTTCAAACTCAGGTTGCATGACATCCATGATCTTGTCGAAGATCTTCTTACCAAACTTGTAAAGGAAAACCCCACCCTCATTCTGAGGATTGGCAGGATCTTTCACAACATAGATGTTTGCATAGAAGGAGAGTTTGCGCTTTTGCTTACGCACAGTGTCTTTATCTGCATCATTACCACTGTTCCACAGTTCACGATTCAGTTCACTAACAGGATCCTTTTGGTTGAGAGTAGTGAGAGAATTCTCAATGTACCAACCACCAGGACCTTGGAATGCATGGGAGAACAGTTTGACCCAAGGCAGATCTTCTCCTTCAGGAGCAGGCAGGAAGCGGATTACAGCATACCCATTACCAGACTTATCCATTTCTGGTTTCCACAGGCGGTCATCAGCACCACCACTACCAGTATTATTCATCTTTTCAACTTCCTTCACCAGTTTGCTGGTGAGAGAACCCAGAGAAGATTGCTTTTTGAGATCTTTGAAAGACATTTGGTATACTCCGTATTTGTTGTATTTGGTCTGTTCCCTTGGCTTTGTCTGGGGATCGGGTAGCCCCTTGAACCATGAACTATAGGACTTTTTCAGTGGATTGTCAAGGAAACTCATCAAGAATCATGGATGTTTTTCTTCATTGACTCCAGCACTTTAGTCATGTTGGAGAAGATGTAGTTCAGATCTACATCCTCAGGAAATCCCAAAGACCTTGCAGAGTCAAGGATCTTTTCCTTCATTGCTTTTGCATCTGGATCATCAGACAAACTCATTCTGGTGTAAAGAATTTTTTGCTTCTCCAATAGTTGAGCCATGACTTCCACATGCTCAACCTTTTGTTCCTTTGTCATGGTAGGAAACTTCCAGACACTATCATATACTTCCTCTTGAAGTCTGGTTATTTCCTCCATCTCTTGTCTGACTAATTCAGACCCAAAAAAATCACTCATGTTTCTCCGCAAATTATACCCTTCAGGGTTTTTCTGTATTGGAATATATCTATATGTAGGAAAGCATCATACTTTTTCATCCTCATTGATATAAATTTCCAGACAGGATCATCCAGTTTCTTATCAAACTTATTCTTGAATCCAAGAATTCTATTGAGGATCAATAGTGTTTCTAAAGAGATATTCTTTTGAAGATGTTCTTTGATGATTGGTGGATGCTTTGTTCCCACAATCTCAAACATTGCATCAAAGTTCTTTCCATCAAAGACAGACTCAACTTCTCCCTTGAAAAAGTAAGATAAAGACTGCACCTTTCTTTTCCAAGAGGTGTAATTGTCTTCACCATTTTTCATGATCTCCCCAATCCAAAGAGTTTGAGGATCATCACAGTTCACAAAATTAGAGACGAAGAAATCAATAGTCTCTTCATCATTCTTTTGTCTGCTCAACTTTTCAAAGAAGAATCTGTCCTTCCTTTTATAGAAGGATTGAAGAGATGCTCTGGACTTACCACAGTATTTGTGGTAGTCATAACTGTCTCTTGTAAAGTGATTCTTCAATCCAAGGTAAGACTTATAAACTTCAAAGGGAGTCACTTTGGGGATCATAAAGGAAGTTTAGCATGAGATGTTCTTTTGAGAAAATTCAAATCCATTGCTTCACATTTGATTTTCTCTTTCAATGGTTTAGAGATCAGTTTGGGAACTGTCTCAATATCAATGTTGTTTTTCTCACAGAAGAATACAATGGCATCAATATACTTCATGTCATTGTTATCCTTCACAAGAGTTTCAATCTCTTCTGAAAATTTTCTTGAGCAATAAAACTTACTCTCTAATAATTTGTTGATGTCATTTTCCTCTTTCATATTCCTGAAGTTTGAACTCAACAAATTCTCTAATATATTCGGAAAGTAATTTGATGTACTTTCTTTTGTCATACTCTTCATAGACAACACATTCTCCATCTTCACAAGACATTATGATTACAAATTTCTTGACAGCAATTCCTGTCAATTCATAGAGCATACATGCATATGCTGCACACTGTACAAAGTAGTGCTCAATCCACTTCTTTGGTTTTGGTTTCTTTGAAGTTTTGAAGTCAATGATGGCTAGTTCACCATCATACTCAGCAATACAATCTACAGTTCCAGCAACACCAAGTTTTAGACTATAGAGTGATGATTCCAGAGCATGAATATTATTTATGAGATCAAGTTGTGGCTTGGATTGCTTGAACAAAAATTCAGAGAGTGGTTGGACTTCTGGAAGTGACTCATTCTTTAGATAGTATTCAACAAGAGTATGCATATCAGTACCACGACTGGTAGCAGCCTTGGTGATCTTATTTGCTTCATCATTTCCAACTCTTGCACGCCACTGACGAAAGATCTCTCTATTGTAGTGACTGATGACAGAGGTGATAGATACTAACTTCTCACCATTGGGAGTATCATAGTACCTAACACCATCAATAGTCTGCCTATCAAGTTTTGGAATTTCAATATCTACATGTTGAAACATTACATACCCAGTTGCAATTTAGCCATGATGTACTCTTTAACAAGTCCACTTCTGCAGATATCTTCTGCACCAAATTCTATTGTATCAAAAGATGGCATATTTTGCAAGATTCTCATGAAGTCCATGATACCAGTTCTTTCTGATGTCTTCACTAAGTCAGACTGAGTGGCATCACCACAGAACATAATCTTAGAATCCAAACCAATTCTGGTGATAATGGAATCCAGTTCATGGAAGTTCAAGTTCTGGAATTCATCAACAATGATGATTGCATTATCAAAGGTAGTACCACGAATGAATGAGGTGCTCCAGAAACTAATTGTCCCTTGTGTTTTGAGATTTGCATACAGCATTTCAAATGCAGCATCATCAGGCATCTCAAACATGTACTTCACCATATTCTTATATGGGATTTGGTACAGAGATGACTTATCCTCATGGTCCCCAGGAAGGAATCCAATCTCTCTGGTAGCTACAAGAGACCTGACAAGGTAGATCTTCTCATAGGGTTTCTTGGGATCCAATACATCCAGAAGAGCATTGTAGAGGGTAATAAAGGTCTTACCAGTTCCAGCACATCCATATGCTACCAGGTTTTTATCCTTCTTATACTCCTCAAAGAATTTTTCCTGGTTATCTGTGAGTGGTTCAATCTTCTTGATGTAATCAAGGTTGATTGGTTTCTTTCTCTTCATGGTTTTGTTGCTCATACCAAAGGGAACTGGATTGGTACCGATACCTGCTTTTGCTTTTCTTGGCATACTTAATTAGAAAGGTTTTACTTTTGCACCAGGTGCTTTGGATGCTTTACGCAGCACATCATTCCATCCTGGATGGGACTTTTGCAGTTTGTCTGCCCACTCCCCAACTTCACCTACCCCAGGAGCAGTGGATGGATCCGAATAGTCTCTTGTCCATTCAGGATTGTCTGCTTTCCACTGGTCCCAGTCATGAACACTCATCACAACTTCTTTTTGTTCACCAGTTTCGATATTGACTACAGGATAAGTTGCCATATTAAAAAATAATGTGTGTAATATTTAGACCCACTCAAGGGCTTCTGCAATCACAGGGAACTGCTCAGCAAAGATTGCTTTGCACATCTCTGCAATTTCCATGTGTTCTTTCTGAGTTCCATTGGCAGATCTCAGATCAATGTAGTGCATCCAACTGCGCAGAGAACCTGACATGTAAAGTCTGGTAGGAGTTGCCAGAGGGAGAACAAAGCGAGCACACTCTTTTGCCACACCATTATCAAGCAAGTGCTGATACAGACTCATACCTTGAGCAAAGTAGGTTTCAATCTGCTTGTTAGACAATGCTACAAACTCAGGATCCAGGTCGTCAATAGAATTCTGGCGATTCTTGGTGTCTTGACGACGAAGTTCTGGGACTGGGATCGTCTCTGAGAGTAGGGAAGAATCAGCATAGCGTTGTGAAAATTCCTGGAATGTAAATGACCTATGACGCAAAATCTGAGCTGCCAGACCTCTGGTAGTTTCAATCTCCAGAGTCATAAATGCCTGCTCAAAGATGCTCCAGTGCTTGTGTTTGATGCAATACTTCAGGAGACCAGCAAACTTATCATTGTCCTGGTTGTTGGGGTTAGAAACCCTTGCACAGTAAGCAATGTGTTGCTCTGCGTCTGGTGTGAAAGAAACTAATTTTACTTGTTGCATGGTTCTCCTCCTTTGAATTGTTTACGACACTTCTTTACTTCTTTCAATTCTGTCTTGATCATCTTATATGCAGTTTCACTATCAATCTTATCACCCATTTCCATGGCAATGATAACATCTACACGTGTACCAAAGTGCTGCAGTGCTCTCTCAAAACAATCCAACTCTTCATACATGATCCTCTTCTCCATAATAGACTTCATCATAGTCATCAATGTAAGGAACAACTTCCTCATACTGATAGTTGACCATTGGATTCTCATCAAGAAGTTCTTCTTTCAATCCTTCAAGAACCAACTCAAGTTTACAGATTAGTTTCTGAACTTTTTCTTTATTCATTTGTTACCATTGATAAAATATGCATTGAAGTAAGCAATTATGCCATGAGAGATTTGGTTACCTTGAGAAACCCAATCATGCGCACACTCATAGATGTCTTGGGTTGAGTATGGTGCTTCATCAATCTGAGCACCACCATATTTTAGCATAAGAATGCTCAGACATTCCTGCCTCAGTTTCATTCTTTCTGGAGTGTACCTCCAATCAGAATTCTCCGTCATCATCATTCACATCCTTATAGGTCAAAGATTGATGTGGTGCATTTTCCACATATTGTTCTGGATCAGAGTAGACTTCTGCTTCCAAGGACTCTACTAATAATTTTAGGTTTTTTACAATTAATTTTAGGCGTTCCTTTTCCATTTGATAGAGTGTCTTTGTTTTTATTTTACATAAAAAAAGAGGGGCAGTCAACCCCTCAACAAAGACTATTCTAAAATCCTCCTACATATCCTTTTGCATGTGCCTTGATCTTCATCACATTCAATTAGACAATTATAGTAATCATTAATA